ACTCCATTAAAGGGTTAATAAATCAGGTGCCAAAGGTCTGCGGGTACTGTCAGACTGTATTTAGTGTATCTGTCAAAGAGTTTCGTGAATTCGGGGTTATCCTCGCATACATCATTCAGATCTTCTTGCAGATTATCAGCACTGGTCGTTGTGGTAGCAGGGTTGAAAATTGCATATTCCAATGCCTTTACCTTTTCACAGAATGTCGAATACTCCATTGTCAAAAACTCCATATCTAAAGTTGATTGATACATACAGAATACAGGAAGAATAACCATTTGTATAGTACCAAATCTATACCAATCGAAAATAAACTGTTGTATTTTAACAACGCGCCCTTTCTTTCCTGATAACCTACCGAGAGCATGATGCAGACCATCAACATGTACTGCAGTTGCCGGTACCAATCTATAACAGAGATACTCATCCAGCTCACTTAGGCGGTAACAACAAGAAGCTACCTATCCACAACTTATACACAGACCTGCCCGATACAACAGGACAGCTATGTGCATAAGCTATGTATAGCTCACGCTAACTACCTACATTACTATAAGCATTGTAAGTAACAACGAAGAGGGGAGTACAGTGGACGGAGTACGCACAACCAATGTAGAACAATGGCAGGATAGAGGGAGCAAGAGATATCCCTACTCACACGCACACACGCAGTCTGGAGGAGCCTGAAAATTTTGTAAAGGCGCGGACGTTCCGTCCTTCTTCTATAACTACCCAACGGCAGACAAATAACACCAACCTAGGAATTCGCCGATACCACAGGCTCACAAGAACAGCCATGTCGCACCAAGGTGCGCCTACTATATTGCGCTCTCCCTATCGGTCGATCACGCTCCCTCCCTCCGGTCGGGACCACGCTACGGGGGGACCCCCTCCGCTTTTTTACATATTATATATATTCTACCCACTCACCAAAAGGTAATTATAAGTAATATAAGGAGTATCTAATGAACCCTCTTGTGTGGAAATTCATTGTAGAGTATATGCAGTCAAAGAGAATTGATACTGGGGAGTATGAAATAACTGATCCTGCTGGTAAGAAATATAGGGCGCGACAGGAAGGGAAAGAAACAACAGGTACAAAAGATTGGCGCATTGATATTAGTGATCCTAAGAATTCTCCATATCCTGACGATCCCTGGGTATATAGCGACCATGCTCGTACACTTAAAGATGCAAAAAGCCATATATTAGATAATTTTATTAGTACCACGCCAGAAGGTTCTCCAATATGGGTAGAACTGCAGGATAAGATTAGACAAGAAGCGTTAAAAGATAAAAGCAAGAGTAAAGGCCACAGCAGGTTCGGCAGAGGTATTGATTACTTCAATGAAAAGGGTATAAAATCTGCATTGGTTGAGGCTGGCAGGACTGGTACTAGGGAAACAGTAGTTTCTATGTCTCCTGATGAATTCTTAAAACTTGCAGAAAAAGGTTCTGATCCTAGAAAAATGGAGAGATTACCAGAAGGTAATTGGGAGTCTATTCCATATCTTCATTTAGAGAATGATGCTGAAGGTAATGCCAGGGTTGTAGGGCATGAAGGTAGACATCGTATGCAGCGATTGAAGGATGTTGGTGTAGATGAGGTTCCTGTAACATTAAGAAGTCTGAGTCCTATATGGAATGAAAAAAATCCAGCACGTGCAACAAGATGGGAAGAGGGTACAGCAGTTCCTTCTACTCTGACTTCACAAGAGGGAGATTATAGTATTCAATTTCCATGGAAACCACAGTGGGAAGAAATACAAGCATATCTAACTGCTCAAGATCCAGAGAAGAAAAAAACAAAGAAACTAAAGAAAGCTAGTAAAGGCCACAGCAGGTATGGTAGAGGTGGTGGTGGATACCTGCCATCAGACCTATCAGGGAGCCTGAAAGACGATAGTATTAAATCCAGGATATTAGGACATAGGAGAAAACCTTGGAGCTAGAATATGCCTGTAAGAACAACTAAAAAAGGAAAGAAGATTCATTACCCTTATACCAAGAAGGGTCAAGCTGCCTATAGACGTGCAATGAAAGGGAGCAGGAAGAGAGGCTAGTTATGGCATTTATAGATTGGCTAAGAGAACAGCATAGAGCTTCTGAAGCAAACAGAAGTGAATTTAATGATCCCAGGTTGAATCCATTTCAGCAAACTGCTCATGGATTCTCAGCAAGGAACTATGGGAGTAGGGCTAATATGCCTTCTCCTCTGGCTGCAGGTGAAGAAATAAGACCTCGGCTACAAGTTCCTTCTCCAACCACACCTTCACCCATAATAGATGCAATAAGAACAAGAGAAAGAATTAATCGCTTTGCACCTGTTGTTGGTACATCTCCGTATGGGCGTGATATCAGGGGTGGTGCATCAAGGATTCCCTCCTTTCAGGAAGAGGGATTATTTAGAGACCCTGTGTCTTCTGGATTGCCTGGTGTTAGTGCTATGGGTGGTGATTTACCACCTGAAGGAATGTGGGACATGATTGTTTCTTTTATTATGGATAGAGGGAAAGATGTAAAAAAGGGTGGGAAAAAGGCCAAAAGAAAAATAATGACCAGACAGGAAAGAAACAGGATTAGAAGGTTAATGGAAAAGACTGAAGATCCTTATTATCCGACTGGTGGTAGGTATTAACAATGGCTAATGGACTATCACCTGGAGTAGCTGCTCGAGCAATACTCCCTTCAAATCAGACTGCCACAACTGATGCACTGAATGGTATTGGAATGGGGGGAGCATATTCCCCTTCTGAGTGGGTGCTGGGTGGTATGGGTGGTATGTCACCTGAAAACATGCAAGGGCATTTAGCTTCAAATCTAGCCTTAAGGCAAGAAGGTTTGCCGGTATATGGAGAAGGTGGATATCATTATGAAGGTGGAGCAGATGTTGGTAGACGATCCATTTTGCCGACAGCAATACTAGGGGGGCTTGGTACCGCATACCAATTAGCAACAGAAACGGGCAAAGGATTGTTTGAATCAGGTAAGGCGATTGAGCAGGGAGAACCTATATCAGAGGTTCTTAGAATAATTAGTGAAGGCCCACGTACTGGTTTGGAAGACGCAAGGTGGAATTGGAGAGGATTATTGTCAGAGGCACCTGCTTGGGAGCGAGGGCTTCAAAATCTTGGTGGTAGTATCTATAATGTTTTTAATAGGCCTAAAGAGGAAACTGCTAATTTAGCAGCAGGTACATTAAGAAGTCCATTCCCTCCAACAAACACAACCCCTACCACAAGAAGGATAGTAAGGGCTTTGAATCCTAATCCATTAAAGGTGGATGTACCAAGACCCCCCGGCGGTGGTGGTTTTTTTGCTGGATTAGGTGGCTTATTATCTGGGGCAGCACCAGCAGCAGCATTGGGATTAGGTCTTCCACTAGGAATGATGTGGCCTAGTAAGATTTCTGAGGAGCAGGGTATTACTTCTGAGCAAATAGATGATAATCCAAATAGCCCTACGTTTGGTCAAATTCGTAAAGAGCCAAGTTCATACTTTGACTTTGGTGGATATCAGAACTTTGCTCCTGGATCATCTTATGTTCCCCCTGCTGGTATAGAGGAATATCGACGAAAGAATGATTTAGAGGAAATGCAACTTAGGCAAGAACCGGGACTTTGGGACCGGACCAAAGGATTCTTTGGTGGTCTTTTAGATCGGGGATTTGATCCTAATTTACAGGAAGTACCTGAATGGAACCCATCAGCACAGAGAACTGGAGGATTTTTTGGTGATCTTCTTTCAAAGGCTATGTCTACAGCACAGGCAAGTGTATCACCTACTCTGCCTCCACGATATGTTCCTCCTCCTGATGCTGCGGCACAACAGGAAGATTTACAGAATAGACTTGACCAATTCGATAAATTTAATCCATTAGGTGTGGATTATGAAGCTCCTCCTTATGACCCCAGTTGGAATAAGGCGGCTAAGATACCATATATTCGGCCAGGATTACCAGGAAGACATCCAGAAGTAGCTGCACCACCTGCTACACCATCAGCAAGGGTATCACAACCTATTATAGACTATCCTACTGGGATTCATCCACCAGTGATTCAACCTCAAGCAATAGAGCCTGTACGAGAGTCTAAACCTGAACCAGCAAGGGAGTCTGCAAAAGACAAGGCTGCAAGAGAAGCAAGAGAGCAAAGGTCTGCTGCAAAGAAACAGGCGAAAGCAGATACTAAGAAAGCTGTAAAAAGGGCTGTTAAAAAATCTACTGCTACAAAATCTGTAAAGAAAGTTGTTACCTCTAAAAAGAATATATCTGATGCAGTTGCTGCCGCTAGGGGTGATGTGAAATCTGCCACAATAATTGCCTTAACTTCTGGTGATGCTCAGAGGGCATGGGCAAAAGCCAAGGGTATTGATCCTAGTACAATTTATGGGTCTACACTAAGGAAAACAGCAGATGGTAGATGGGCTGGTGGATTCTAATGACAGAACGACAAGAGAAATTCATTGAGTATTACTCTCTCACTGGTAACGCTTCTAGGGCAGCAGTGGAAGCTGGCTATTCTGAAAAGACTGCCAAGCAGAAAGGATACGAACTTAAAAACTTATTAAGGGAAGAGATTAATGACCAGACTCAAAAGGTACTTGCAGACAAAGTACCAGTTACTCTTAACATCCTATCAAAGCTGGCGGAAGAAGCGGAGAGTGAATCTGTTAGACTGGGAGCAGTTAAAGACATACTGGACAGGGCCGGTCTGAAACCTGTAGAAAGAATTGAACAGACCAATATAGAAAAGATGTCGAATGAAGAAATCCAAAGGGAAATCGACGCTCTCACAAAACACTAGGAGGCTAGAGCTTTTAAGGGAGCAGCGACAGCGTGAACGCTATTCTAGGATTGATTCTTACGACCCCTACCCCTACCAGCTAAAGTTTCATAAAACAGGCTCAGAGGCCAACCAGAGGCTCCTGATGGCGGCTAACCGCATAGGTAAGAGTTTCTGCGGTAGCATGGAGCTGAGTTATCACCTTACTGGATTGTATCCAGACTGGTGGGAAGGACGAGTATACCGGCAACCTATCATAGCCTGGGCTGGTGGTGTCTCAAATGAAACGACAAGGGACATTGTACAGTTTGAGCTATTGGGTTCCCCCGATGATCCAGAGGCTTTCGGTTCCGGTACTATACCGAAAAATTTAATAATAAAGACCGAGAGAAAACCTGGAGTACCTAACGCGAAGAGTGTGGCTCTCATTCACCATGTTAGCGGTGGGAACTCTTCTTTATTCTTCAAAGCCTACGAGATGGGTGTAGAGAAATGGCAGGGTAGGAGTGTAGATTGCATATGGTTGGACGAGGAACCATCAAGAGAAATCTATAGTCAAGCAGTTACTCGAACATTAGACCGTAAAGGTATGGTTTATATGACCTTTACACCGGAAGCAGGGATGACAGAGACAGTTGCTTCCTTCCTGAACAACCTTCAATCAGGACAATCCCTTACAAATGCGACATGGGATGACGCATCTGAGAAGATTTCCTCTATGAATGGGGAGAAAGGTCACCTAAATGAAACTGTAATGGAGCAGATTCT